CGAACGTCCAGATGCTGTCACAGCAGATGGGTTCGCTGCTGCGTAACGCGGTGGATTCCGAGAGCGTGAACGGCGAAAAAGCCTTCTTCGACCAGGTAGGCAGCGCTGCTGCTATCCTGCGCACTACCCGTCATGCGGATACTCCGCTGATCGACACCCCGCACAGCCGCCGCATGGTTACGCTGTCGGACTATGAGTATGCGGATCTGATCGACGATCAGGACAAAGTTCGCCTGCTGGTAGACCCGACCTCGACCTATACCCGCGCTGCTGCTGCTGCAATGGGTCGCGCGATGGATGACGTAATTATCTCTGCTGCTCTGGGCACCGCCAAGACCGGCAAAGATGGTTCGACTTCGACTGCCTTTGACACCAGCAACAACCAGATCGCCGCAGGCGCATCGGGCTTGACCCTGGCAAAGCTGATCGAAGCGAAGGAAATCTTGGACAGCGGCGACGTTGATCCTTCGATTCCTCGTTACATCGCGGTTTCGCCTAAGCAGGTTACTGATCTGCTGAACAACACCACCGTGACTTCAAGCGACTACAACACCGTTAAGGCGCTGGCTATGGGTGAAATCAACAGCTTCGTTGGTTTTAACTTCATCGTCACCAACCGTCTGGGTGTTGATGGTTCCTCGAACCGCCGCGTCTTTGCATGGGCAATGGATGGCATCAAGCTAGCCGTTGGCAAAGAGCCCACCGCGCGGATCGACGAGCGCGCTGACAAGTCGTATGCGACACAGATCTACTACGCTCAGACCATCGGGGCTACCCGCATGGAAGAGAAAAAGGTAGTAGAAGTTCTGTGCGCAGAATCGTAAGGAGGACTGAGTAATGGCTACTGTTTACTCCGCACAGCGCACTAATTCGCTGGCAACCCCGGTTGCAATGAACAAGGCGAATGAACTGGGTGGTCGCATTCGTGTCGCACACGGCACCTATGAGGCTTCCTCGCTGGCATCCGGCGACGTGATCGAAATGTTTGTGCTGCCTGACGGTGCGCGCCTTGTTGAAGGTTCGCTTGCTCACGACGCACTTGGCGCTTCGACCACTCTTTCGGTTGGCTACGCTGCACACACCAATGCTGCAGGCACTGCAGTATCGGCTTCGGCTGCTGCTTACAAAGCTGCTGCCGCTTCGACTTCGGCACAGAAGGTAGACGTTTTGGCTACCCTGGCGCTGGGCTCGGGCACCGAGGTTGATGCAGACGCCGATGGCATGCCCGTCACTGTGACGATGGGCGGTGCTGCTGGCACAGGCACGATCGAGTTGACCATCAAGTATGTGGTTGACTAAAAATAAGAGAGGGGGCGGTAACGCCCCCTCTTCCCGATGAAAGGGGTGAGCAATGACAAGCACCGTAGATATTGCAAATTACGCGCTCAATACGTTGGGCGCTTCTAATATTTCTGCATTCGATGAAAACAGCAAAGTTGGTCGCCTTGTGAACCAGCGCTATGACGCTGTTCGTGACTCGGTGTTTCGCGCCCACCCGTGGAATTGCTTGATCCGCCGGTTAGAGTTAGCGCAGGATTCGACTGCCCCGGCTTATGGATATACATATCAATATACGCTGCCAACAGATCCGTATTGCTTGCGCGTGCTAGAGTTTAGCAACGGCTCAATGACATACCCGTTTGATAACATGCGCAGCAACAATAACCGTGAGCCATTCATTATTGAGGGCCGCAAGCTTCTGACGGATGAAGGCACGGCAAAGATTAAGTATGTGGCTCGGATTACTGATCCGCAAGAATATGACTCGACGCTGATCGAGGCTTTGGCTGCGCGATTGGCAATGGAACTGTGCTATGCTGTTACAGGTTCGGCATCGATGATCCAGGTAACTGCCAGCATGTATGATGCAAAGCTTAAAGAGGCTCGGTTTATCGACGCTACAGAAGGCGCACCGCAGCGCATCGAGGCAAGCGACTTTATTGAAGCGAGGTTCTAATGGCTCGGTCGTCACCAGCACTCGTTACATTTACTGCGGGTGAGATTTCTCCGCGCCTTGAAGGGCGTGTGGACCTTGAGAAATATCGCGGCGGTCTGTCTGACTTGACCAATATGGTAGTGCAGCCACACGGCGGCGTGACGCGCAGGCCAGGGACAGAATACCTGGGCGCAGTAAAAGATAACAGCGTCAAGACCAGGCTGATCCCGTTCCAGTTCAAAACTAGTGATACCTATATCCTGGAGTTTGGCGATCAATACATGCGCGTTTTCCGCGACGGGCTGCAGGTTCTGACTGGCTCTGCGCAATCCATCACTGACGTTACACAAGCAAACCCTGGCGTTGTTACGATCGCAGGGCATGGCTATTCAAATGGTGACGAGATCTATCTTGATAACATTGTCGGCATGACAGAGTTAAATGGCCGTAACTATCTGATAGCAAATGTCACTACAAATACATTCACGCTGCAGGATCTGTTCGGCAACGACATAGATACCACAGGTTTTACTGCCTACGATTCAGATGGTGCTGTAGATACTATCTATGAAGAAGCAACGCCTTATGCGGCTGCTGATATTTTCGATGTGCGCTTTGCGCAGTCTGCCGATATTATGTATATGGTGCATCCAAGCTACGCCATACGCACGTTATCCCGTACGGATCACAATGCCTGGACGTTTGCCACAGCAACAATTACGGGCAGTCCTACGCCAGCGCTGACTGGCACGGATAACTATCCAAGCGTCGTATCGTTCTTTGAGCAACGCCTTGTCTTTGGATCGACAAACAATAACCCGCAAACGCTTTGGTTTTCAAAGAGCGCGGATTACTTGAACTTTACCACTGGCACATCTGCAAATGATGCTTTGATCTATACGATTGCATCCAACCAGGTAAACAGTATCCGGTTCTTGTCGGCCACGCGGGTTCTGGTGATTGGAACCTCTGGCGGTGAGTATGTGCTGACAACGACTAATGACGGTCCGATTACGCCTACTACTACACAGATCCGCAAGTATTCGAACTATGGATCTGCTTCAATCGAGCCTGTCCAGGTTGCTGACGTGACTTTGTTTTTGCAGCGCGGCAATAGGAAGGTGCGCGAATTTAGATATGTGGGCGAGGTTGACACTGCAGGATACCAGGCGCCAGATCTTACGGTTCTAGCTGAGCATATTACAGAAGGTGGGCTGGCTGGGTTTGCCTACCAGCAAGAGCCCGAGAATATTATCTGGTGCATCCGAAACGATGGCACATTGCTTGGTTTAACATACCGCCGTGAAGAGCAAGTTGTTGCCTGGCACAAGCATGTCATTGGCGGCTCTTTTAACGGTGGCCAGGCTGTAGTGGAAAGCATTGCTACATTGCCTACTGATACTGGCGACGATGATCTATACATGATTGTGAAACGCACCATCAATGGCCAGACCCGGCGTTACGTCGAGATCCTAAAAGCATTTAACTTTGGCGGTGTTACTACTGGCGCATTCTTTGTGGATAGCGGCCTTGCCTACCAAAACTCTGCGGTAACGTCTTTGGCTGGCTTGTATCACTTGGAAGGCGAAACCATTTCGATCCTGGCAAATGGTGCAAGCCACCCAGACAAGACTGTTTCTGATGGTTCGGTTTCTTTGGATTTCTCTGTGACGACTGCCGCTATTGGTTATGGGTTTACCAGCAATATGCAGACGATGCGTATTGAATCGGGTTCTCAGGACGGGACAAGCCAAGGCAAACCAAAGCGCATTCATGGCATCACTGTTCGCTTGGATCAGACTGTTGGCTTTGAGGTCGGAAACGACTCGACATCTATCGATCGTGTGTATTTCCGCGATAGCTCAATGGCGATGGACCAAGCTGTTCCGCTGTTTACTGGCGATAAAGAGATCGAGTTTGATGGCGGTTACGATGACGATGATAGGATTTACATTAGACAGTCACAGCCATTGCCGCTGACTGTGCTTGCGTTCTATCCAAGAATGAACACGTTTGACATATGATAGTTGCACCACTCACTAGAGCACACATGCTGCACCTGGCAAGCAACGCCAAGGAACGAAATCGTGTAATGCTCGGGACCGTCTTAGACGGTCTTCCTGCATATACGGCCCCTGGTCGCGGCCTGGCTATTATGGATCGCGGCGAGATTTATGCGGCTACCGGGCTGGCCCCAATATGGGATGGCGTGGCAGAAGCATGGTTTATCCCAAGCAAGTTTTTGGATCGCCGCAAGATTTCTGTTATTAGGGTAGTTAGAAAAGAACTTGAAAGTGCTATAGTGCGATTAAAGCTGCGCCGTGTTCAGGCTGTAGTTCGGTCTGATTTCCGCGATGCTCACAAGCTTGCTAACTGGCTTGGCTTTGAGAGTGAAGGTCTGATGCGCCGTTATGGTCCTGACGGGTTTGATTACGAGAGGTATGCAAAATGGCCGACCCAATGAGCGCAATGGCGCTAGTAAGTGCCGGTTCAAGCATTGCTGGTGGCATTGCCCAAAAGAAAGCTGCAGACCAAGCTGCGGCGAATGCGCGGGCTGTTGGTGAGTTTAATGCCAAAGTTATCGAGCGTGATGTAAACCTTCTCGAAAACCAGCGCACGATTATCAACAACAATTTGTTGATCTCAAATGAACGCAAGCGCGTAGCCTTTAAGAAGATCCAGGGCGAGGTTGTCGCCGGGTTTGCTTATGGCGGCATTGATATTGCGCAGGGCACGCCGATGCGCGTTCTCCGCGAAAATGCGCGTGAACTTGAATACGAAATAACGGTGGACAAGTTTAACAACTACGTCACGAACATGCAGATCAACGATGCTCAAGAAGATGCGCGATTGAATGCGCAGCTTTCTCGCATGGAGTCCGGCGCTGCTGCTGCTGCATTGCGCGCCCAGGGCACGGCAAGCTTGATCTCTGGCTTTGGTTCTGCCGCGAAGATTGGTTATCAAAGCGGATTGTTTGGGGGCTAATAAATGAGAATACCGACTTATACATCAGGCGCCCAGCCAACCAGTGAAGCCCCTGGCCGCAGATTTTCAGCGCGGATGAACGCACAGCCGTTTATCGCTGAGGCGCAGGCGAAGGGTGCGGTCTTTGCCGAAGCTGCCCGCCAGGTTGGTGAGTTCGCTCAGATGCGCTACAAAGCGGCGCGTGAAACTCAGATCAATGAGAAGGTTCTTGCTGCAGAAGAAGCGCTGAGAACTAAGTCATATGAGTTTGCCAAAACTCCTACGGGGAAGCTT